GATACAGCAAGACTATTAGGAGCAGGTGCTACCATATTAGATGGTACAACTATAAGCACTGCTGATAATACTACACAGTTGACTTTGACATCTACTGATGAAGATGCTTCTAAAGGACCAATTTTAGATTTAACAAGAAATTCAGCAAGTCCTGCTAATAATGATGTAATGGGTAGAATTCGTTTCAAAGGTGAAAACTCTGCTGATGAGGAAGTTAGTTATGCGTTTTTTGAAGCTGAAGTAAAAGATGTTACTGATGGTGCAGAAGATGGCAAATTGATTGCTAAGGTTTTGATAAATGGAACACATAGAGAAGTTCTCTCTCTTACTAGAGATTCTATTGTTATTAATCAAGATAGCCAAGACCTAGACTTTCGTGTTGAATCAAATGGCAATGCTAATATGTTATTTGTTGATGCAGGGAATGATGCAGTTGGAATTGGAAATAACAACCCTGCTGATTATGGGTCTACTGCAATAGATTTAGTTATAGGAACAACTTCAGGTGAAAATGGTATGACTATTGTCAGTGGTACTGGTAATGGTGGAAGAATACAATTTGCTGATAATACAGCTTCTCCATTTAGAGGTGCTTTTGAATATGACCATGGTAGTGATGGCATGATAATTTACGCTGCAGGTTCGGAGCGTATGAGACTGCACAGCGATGGGAATATTTCTATTGGAAAATCAGCAGCAAACAACACCACGGCAGGAACAACTTTTTTTGGCACTGATGGTATGTCAGTAGTTAGAAGTGGTGCTACTGTACAAGTAATCAATCGTCTTGCCGATGATGGAGTGCTTGTTTCTTTTAGACAGGCAGGTGGAGATGAAGGGAATATATCAGTAAGTGGCTCAACTATTTCATACAATGCTTTTAGTGGTTCTCACTGGTCAAGACTTACAGATAATTCAAAGCCAACACTTCTTAAAGGCACAATAATTGAAACTATTGATGAGATGTGTGATTGGTATCAAGCAAAGTTTACTATCCCTGCTACAACAAAAAAAGATGAAGAGGGAAAAGACGTAGAGAATACTCCAGAAGTAACAGAAAAAATATCTATAGCATTACCAAATGGCAAGTCTGTAGGAGATACTATTTCATATACACATGAGGGTGTGACTTATGATGATGCAGTCATTATAAAAGAAGATGATAACAAACATACTAAATGTAAAATATCAGATATAGCAGATAGTAAAAGAGTTTATGGTGTTTATGCTGATTGGGATAATGATGACGATACAGTAAACGATATGTATGTCACAGCAGTCGGCACTCATGTTGTTAGAATAAACAAAGACATAACAGTATCAGCAGGTGACTTGCTTTCATCTAATGGTGATGGCACAGCTAAAGTACAAGATGATGACATCATAAGAAGCAAGACTATAGGTAAAGTATTAACAAACATCAAACAAGAGACATATAGTGATGGAAGCTATACTGTTCCTTGTGCATTGTATTGTGGGTAATTAACAAAGAGAACGCATAATGCCTCTATCTAAATTACAATTTAGACCAGGAATAAATAGAGAAGGAACTAATTATTCTAACGAAGGCGGTTGGTTTAACTGTGACAAAATTAGATTTAGAAGTGGTTATGTAGAACGTATAGGTGGTTGGGCAAGAGTATCTAATAATCAATTTACTGGCACCGCAAGAAAACTACACGACTTTGTCACGTTAGATTCTCAAAACTTATTGTTTATAGGAACAGAACAAAAAGCTTTTTTAGAAAATTCTGGTACATTTAATGATATTACTCCCATTAGATCGACAGTATCTTTAGGGTCAAATCCCGTAAATACAACTGGTGGTGCAGGTAGTGGAGTGATAACAGTTACTACACAATCAGCACATGGTGCAATAACTGGTGATTTTGTAACATTAGCTAGTTTAACGACAACAGATGGGATTACTGCCGCACAATTAAATATCGAACACACAATCACATCTGTCCCATCAACTACAACATTTACTGTAACAACTGCAGGATCTGCAACATCTGGTAGCACTGCGGGTGGCGGGTCATCTGGCACGGCTGCTTTTCAAATTAATGTAGGTATTAATACCACGATCCTTGGATCTGGATGGTCGGCAGGTACTTGGGGCAGATTTACGTGGGGATCTGCATCTGGAGCTTTATCTGGTATAACTCTTCGCTTATGGCAAGCTGACAATTTTGGCGAAGATTTAATTTTTAATGTTCAGAATGGTTCTATCTATTATTGGGATGCGTCAAGTGGTGTTAGTACAAGAGCAGTAGAATTATCATCTCTTACGGGAGCCTCAGACACACCAACACTAGCAAGGCAAGTTCTAGTTTCTGATGTTGACAGACACATTATATTTTTTGGTGCAAATACTATAGGTTCAGCAACACAAGATCCTATGCTTATAAGATTTGGTTCACAAGAATCCTTAACTGATTTTACACCAACGGCAACAAATACTGCGGGAGATATAAGACTATCTAAAGGTTCTGAAATAATAACCGCAGTCCAAACAAGCAGACAAATACTTGTTTGGACGGATCAAGCTTTGTACTCTATGCAGTTTGTAGGACCGCCCTTTACTTTTGGTGTGTCAATGATTGGTGATAACACTAGAATAGCGGGACCTAATACGGCTGTAACAGTTAATGATGTTGTTTACTGGATGGGTCAAGAAAACTTTTATGTCTATGATGGCCGAATACAAGCCATACCATGTAGTGTTCGTGATTATGTATTTAACGATATGAATAACCAACAATCATTTAAGTTTCATGCGGGTAGTATAGGTAGCCAAACCGAAATATGGTGGTTTTATTGTAGTTCAAGTAGCACCGAAATAGATAGGTATGTTATATGGAACTATAATGAAAAGGTTTGGTACTTTGGTAATTTAGTAAGAACCACATGGAATGATAGAGCCTCTGGCCTTAGAAGTTTTCCACAAGCTACAGGCACAGACCAATATCTATTTGATCATGAATTTGGTCTTGATGATTTTGCGACTGGTAGTGCGGTAGCCATAAATGCTTTTGTCGAATCTAGTGATTTTGATATTGGCGATGGACATCAATTTATGCTGATCAATAGAATAATACCAGATTTAAGCTTTAATGGATCGACTGCAACAAATCCCGCTGCCAAGTTAACAATGAGAAGTCGTGATTTTCCTAGTGATGATTTCACAGAATCTCCTAGTGGCACAATAACAAGAACTGCATCTGGACCTCCAGAGGTTTATGACGATAATATATTTCTAAGAGCCAGAGGCAGACAAATGTCTTTACGTATAGAAAACGAAGCTACTGGCGTTAAATGGAGATTAGGCGCACCAAGATTAGATGCAAGAGCCGATGGTAGACGATGACGAAAAAAATTGTAAGAACAGTTTTACCAATAGCACCATCAACTTACGATCCAGTTTATGTAAATCAATTAGCACGTGCCTTAGATAGATTAATAGATGAAGTAAGATCTGCTAACATTAACTTCCAAGGCGTAGGTGGACAAGGAAGTAGTAATGCATTACAAGAGGGTGATATTTTTGTTGGTGATGCAGGATTTTTAAAAATTGTTACAACAGACGATATTTTTTCTGGAACTTTTGTAGCAACGACAAGTTTAGGAAATGTTACTGTTTCAACATCCTAATATAGACGAGTAAATAAATTTTTGTTAGTATTTGGACATGATGCAATCTGGTATAAGTAGTTTATTAAATTTTAACGATCCCAATACGGGTATGGGTTATGGTTCAATAGAAGAATTAGAAGATGCAATTATGGCTAAGAAAAATCCACCAACAAATAGTGGTGGTATTCGAGCGTTGATGGCGGGTGGATCTCCAGAGTTTGGCGGTGTATTAAAGGGTCCTGGAACTGGGACCTCGGACAGTATACCAGGGATGATCTTTCAAGATGGTAAACCAGTGCAACGTGCAGCGTTGTCAAACAATGAATTTGTTTTTACAGAAAGAGCCGTAAAAGGTGCGGGTAATGGAAACATAGACAAAGGTATAGCAACCATGTATGATTTAATGGACAAGTTTGAAGGAATGGCATAATGGCAACGTCAACAGTAGAACAAAAAACCATATTACCAGACTATCAAAGAGATTTTCTTGAAAAATTACTTACGGATGTAAGAGATACGGCAACACAACCCGTTGAGTTTCCAGAGATACAAGTTGCAGGTTTAACACCACTACAACAACAAGCTATAAAACGTGGTGCAGAAGGCATTGGTGGATTTCAAGATTTATTACAAACTGGTGCAGATACTGTAGGTGCAGGCATTGCTGCTTTAGGTCCTAAAGGTGCAGAAAGATTTCAAAACCAATTTGTTGATGACGTTTTAAAACAAAATTTAGCAGATATAACTAGACAAGGTGACATTGCAAGACAACAGATTGGTAGTAGAGCCGTGCAACAAGGTGCATTTGGTGGGTCAAGACAAGCTATTGCAGAACAAGAATTACAAAGAAATCTTGCCGATACGTTTGCAAGACAATCTGCGGGATTGAGAGCGCAAGCTTTTGAGTCAGCACAAGACAGAGCACAGAAAGCATCTGAGTTATTTACAAAAGCGGGTATAGCAACTGCGGGTCTTGGTGAAGCACAACAGGGGGCACAGATGAGAGATGTCCAGTTATTATCATCGTTGGGCGGTCAAGAGCAGCAACAACAACAAAGTGAATTAGATGCTTTGAGAGCTACATCTACACAAAGACAGTTTGAGCCATATCAAAGATTGTCATTTATGTCAGATATATTTAGAGGTGTACCATCAACTGCGACTACATTATCTTCAACCACGACCCCCGATCCAAGTAGATTCTCACAAATAGCAGGTATTGGTGGCGGAATTGCTAGTCTTCTTGGTGCCTTTGGTGGTGGAGGTGGTGGAGGTCTCGGTAGTATTCTAGGTGGTTTATTTAAATGAGTTTTATGAATCGTAAAATGTTTAATCGCAACGCTCGTAATAAGCTTAACACTATGGGTGGTATTGCTAGTTTTCAAATGGGTGGCAGTCCATCAATGAAAACAAATTCTGCAATGGTGTTTGGTGGAACAAACATGAGTGACGTGCAAAAACTTGCATTAAAAGCTTCTAGGCAAGGTATTGGTTCGCTTAGTCCAATGGAACAAACTTTTCTTGCACAAAGAGGACTTACTTTATCGGGCAGAAAGAATTTACCTATAAATCTAGGAGCAGATTATGTGGGTAGAGATACTGGGATTGGTAGTATTTTAGGTCTTGGCGAGAAAGCACTTGGTGTGGGTAGAGATATTGGTACAACTATATTAGGTACAATTGGTGGAGGGGCATTAAGTGGTCTTACTAGTAAACCAGATCCAAACACATTAGGTGGTAGAATTGGTATGACAAGACCAGATGCTGACGCAATGAAAATGTTTGGTTTCAAGCAAGTACCAACAACTGTTGATTCTGGATTACAAGAAGCATTAAGATTGCAAAATAAAAAACCCACTATTCCTACTGGTGAACCTAGTGTTGCTGAAGAAGAATTAGGTATAGCAGGTGAACTAAGACCAACACAAGTCGGAGCAATAGACGTTACGGATGCAGATGCCTTAAATTTTGCTATGAGAAGAGATGAAGATAAAAGAGTACAAGAATTAAGTAAAGATGGACAATTAGTAAGATTTAATGAAAAGACTGGTAAATATGAAGTAGAACCTAGACTTCCTACAGATCCATCTGTTGCTGAAGAAGAGTTAGGTATGGCAGGCGAGTTGACAAAAGGAGATGTAACTGAAAAGAAAGATCTATCTCCTGGTAGACTGCAAGCTGAGTTTGGATCACCACTTGGTAAAAAAGAAATTATTAAACCAGATCCAAATGTAGTTGCTCCAACTACTGAAGATAAAGAGGACAAAAAAGATACTGATAAAAAAGATGATATTGTTGAACCAAAAGCTACTACAAAAGAAGATGTTGAAAAGTTAATTAACTCAGGTAGTCCAGAAGAACAGCAGTCTGAACTTAAACAGTTAATGTCAGAATTTAAACAAAATGCACCCGAATATGAAGGCATTGATAAAAATTTAGCCTTAGCAAAAGTATTTTTTTCTATTGCAGCGGGTAAAAGTCCAGATGCAATTACTAATATCGCATCTGGTTTGGAAAAAGGTGCAGATGTATTTATTAAAGATAAAGAAAAAAGAAATGCTTTTAATAGACAAATTGATTTAGCTGCTTTGAAACATGGTTTAGTCGAAAGATCAAAAGATAGAAAGTTGAAATATTTTATTGCAGATAAAGAATTAACTATCGATGGTAAGAAATATGATAAGGGTAGTGTTGTAGATTTATCAGAGGGTTTTATTAGAAAGAATGGAATACCTTCTGGTCTTACAACTGAAACTTTAACTAAAGCAGCATTAGATAATGCTGCTTCGGTAAAAAAAACCTTAGCTAAATTACAAAAGGAAAAAATACTTGCACCAAAAGATTTTAATACTTTTTCAAAAAGAATTGATGATGCCGCATTAAATTTTACCAAATCAAGAAATTTGCAGACTCTCATTCAAGGGCAAATTTTTAATATTTCAGAGGGCAATATCACAGGTGGTGTAAATGCTGGTAAAGCTTTAGTTAAAAAAGCTTTTAATTTTGCAAATATTAAAACGGATAAAAAATACTCAACTATAGAAGAATACAACACTGACATGCAAAAAGTTGCAAATACTTTAATACAACAAATCTTAGGTGAGGGTTCAAAGAATTTGTCAAACGTAGACAGACAACTTGCTCAAGAGATTGTTGGATTATATACAACGGGTGGTAAAAGCGTTACTGGATATGCCTTTGTAAGTGATGATATTTTACTTAAAAGACTACAAGGTATACATGATAAAGTTCAACTTACTCAACAAAGTTCACTTGCAGAAATAGAGGACGTGTTGGCTGCAACGAATGGTTTAACTTTTCAAAGTGGTCAAGCAGTAAAATTTTCTAAAGTAAGAAATTTAGGTTTATATGCACAACCTCAAGGTGGTACACAAGGTGGAAAAACTCAAACTATTAAGTTAGGCACTCTTTTAACTGATGGTAAGTTTGATAAAAATAAATTTAATAAAGCTTTGTTAGGTTAAAATGGCTCTAATTGAATTACCAAGTGGCATAACTGTAGACACTGAGGGACTTGAACCAGATCAAGTAGAATCTGTTATTGCTGAAATGCAAACTTCTAGACCAGAACTGTTTGAAGCACAACCCGTACAACCTAGTATAAATTTAACTACTGCTTCAAAAGAAGAAATACAAGATTATGCTAGACAACTAAGACTTGCGGGTATTGATCCTAGCACCATGAAACCTGCTAAAGCGGGTGAACTTAAAGATTTGAAACTACCTGGTGTTGATTATGAAACTGGTGTCGATGGTTTTAGCTTTAGAGCAGGTTTGAATGCAAGAGAAACTGATGAAGAGAAAAAAGCTTTTCTTAATGATAAGATAGGAGAAGGCTCTTATCTTCAAGACCCTGGTGGAAGATTTATACTTAATCAAAAAGGTAGAGATGTTTTGGGCTTAGGTGAAGGCCGAGATATTGCTATAGATGAAGAAGGTTTTTCTACATCAGATTTTTCTGATTTCTTGGGACAGTCTGGAGTTCCTTTGAGTGTTGGTTTAGGTGCGGGATTAATTATGTCTGGTTCTGCATTTCTACCCGCTGCATTAGTTGTGGGTGGATCAATGGGACTAGCTAAACTGGCTGAAGAAGCATACGAAACTAATCTTGGTTATCAACGTCAAACACCTACAGAGATACTTAGAGATTCTGCATTTGAAGCGGTTTTGGGTGCAACGGGAGAAGGTATAGGTCGAGCTATATCAAGTGTGTTTGGTCGATTGATTAAAGGTCCCGCTTCTGCCGAAGCAGAGGCAGCAAAATCAAGTGGTAGAGAATTATTAGAAAAAGGTTTTCAGCCAACAATCGAAGGTGCTGCTCCTGGTGTAAGACCCGTTCTTAATAGACTACAAGCCATTTATGAAGGTATATTTCCAAACGAAAAAGCTGCAACTAATAACTTAAAAATAGTTATGGAACAGTTAAGAGGACTTAGAGGCACGAACCAAGAAGCTTTAACAACTATGGAAAACGTCATTAAGAATGATATTGGCACCATGTTTTCAACGATGGATGATACAGTTAAAAATGCTGAAAAGATATTAGATACACAAATTAAGAATGATATTGACGCTATAATACAACCATTAAGAAATGGTGAACGTTTAAGTGGAGACTTGGTAAAAAGATTATTAACATCTAAAGCCATATTTGATGAACAAGCAGATGCTTTATTTACAAAGGCCTCAAAAACATTAGGTAAAAATAACAGAATTATTCCCATTGCTCCAATTAAATCAGCGTTAGATGCAGCTAGTAAAACGGGAAGTTTTCCTGGTGATGCTCCTATTTTACAACAAGTTAATAGAGCAATAGATAGAACAAAAGCACGTGCTCAAAGGCAAGGTCAAACACTTACGGACGAAGAGGCAATTAAATTTTCATACATCGCACCAGAAGATGCACAATTTCTAAGACGTGTTTTAATAGATATGAAATATGATGATGCCTTTAAAGTGTCAACTGCAAATGGAAATTTGCAAATGATAAAAAAATCTTTTGACGATGCCTTTGATCAAGGTGAACAAAATTTAAATTTAATATTGCAAAACTATGGTAATAGAGGTGGACAATCTTTAACAAGGTCGGATCAAGCAACACTAAAACAAATATTAGGTAAATCTGGTATGGAGTTTGATGTTGGAGAAGAACCTACTAGTGCTATATTAGAAACTTTTAGAGCGGGATTAAATAATTTACAAAGATCTCGACAGTATTACGCAAATGGTATGAAACGATTTGATGATCCTATCGCAGAAAAGATTTATGCAGAATCCAAAAGAGGGACACTTAAATTTGATCCATCTAAGTATCTTGATGACATGGTCAAACCTAATGAGCCACAACGTTTAAGGAGATTGTTGAAGGTTATTAGAGGCACGGCAGGAATAGAAGGTTTAGAACTTGGTGAAAGAACATTAAGAAAGATAAGCATCATTGGCCCAGGAGGTAGAAAATTTACAACAATTAGAGAGGCTGAAGATTTTTTATCAACAATGCAAGAAAATTCTACCAAACAAAGATTTAGAAAACTTGTTAATCAAAAGAAAGATGAGTTAACAAAAATACAACAAGGCAGAAAAATAGGTGCCACTACATCTGATATAACAAGACAACAGTTTGCTAGAGAATGGTTTAAAAGAGAAATAAATGATCCGAGTAATTATTCTATTCGTAATGGTGTAGAACAAGTAGATGGAATAAAACTCGCTCGTAGGATAGATGAATTAGGAACTACAAAAAATGTTTTGTTTAGTGGAGAAGAGTTAGGACAAATAGGTAAGTTGTCTACTTTATTAAAACAAACGGGAGCACAATTTGATAAACGTGTTTTAGAACAATTTCCCGATGCAACATTAGCTAACGTTATAAAACTTAGAAATTCTGAATTATCTAATTTAAAAGCTTTCGATTCCAATAAGTTTATCCAATCATTACAAAATAATGATGCTGAAGGTATGGTAAGTTATTTATTTTCTAGAGGTAATGTAAATAGAATTAAAGCTTTTCAGAATGGATCATTAAAGATTGGTGACAGAACAGTTAGAGAACTTGGTGGTTTTGATAATTTTACAGTAGAGACTGTGAAAGATGCAGCTATGGCTAGAATTCTTAAATCTCTTGGTGATGCAGAATCCCCCGCTTTTAGAGAGGCTTTTGTATCTGGTAGACTAGGATCAAATCTACAAAGCAGTTTGAATGGTTATGGACGTGAAACTATTGAGGCTATGTTTGGCAAACAACAATCAGATGATTTGTTTAAATTAGCAGACAATATGGTTGCCGTTTCTAATGCCTCTCTTCAAGGTAAAGGTGGACTTGCTGCTCCAACAATCGCACTAGGATTAGGTTTCTACGGAATGTTAACCGCTCCACTTGCAACAATTCCCGCTGCCGCTTTCTATATGACAATGAGTAAAGCTTTAAGAAACCCTGGTGTTATGAAAGTTTTATTGGCTAGTCGTGAACCAGGTGGTGATGCTTTTGGACAAGCCTTACAGTTTATGCAAACATCTGCTCAACAAGTTCTTGGTCAAATGGGTGTAACTCCTGCATCAGCAGTTGTGCCCGTTAAGTCTGAAGGTCCCTTTAAAATATCTCCAGAAACAAGACAAGTTAGAGATAGAGCAATAACAAATATTAAAAATATCAATATTCCAAATGTTACGCCTCCTGCATCAACAGCATCAGCAGCAAATATCAGTCCTATAATAGTGCCTAATCAAGCAACAAGAACTGCGGTAGGAAGTCAATGAACATAGAACAGCTCAGAGATGAAATAAAAAGAGATGAGGGTTGTGTGTATTCCGTGTACCTCGATCACTTAAATTTACCCACGACAGGGATTGGTCATTTGGTTACAGAGTGGGACGAAGAGTATGGTAAACCCGTTGGAACAAAAGTATCAGAAGATCGTGTTAATGAATTGTTTGCTAAAGATATACAAGTGACAATAGATGAATGTAAGTTGTTGTATAGTGACTTTGACGACATGCCAGAAGAACTACAACATATCTTAGCCAACATGATGTTTAATATGGGTCGACCTCGTTTAAGTCGTTTTCACAAAATGAAGAAAGCGGTAGATGAAAAGAACTACTCTGAAGCTGCCGCCCAAATGAAAGATTCCCGTTGGTACAATCAGGTAACAAAACGTGCAGAGAGGTTAATAGATCGTATGGAAAACCTATCTACCTAACCAACTTCACCCCAATCCTTACCTAACTCTTGGTCAACTTTACTTGGCACGTTAAGTTGCAGTCCTTGTTCCATGATTTCTGTAATCTTATCTGCTTGTTTTTGGGAACTTATACTAAAACAAAGTTCGTCATGAACTGTAAGCAGTGGTACTAAACCCTCGTTGTAACAATCAACCATGGCTTTCTTTGTCTGATCTGCCGCACTACCTTGTATCAATCTATTCAATGCCTTATAGGTAAAAGCTCGTCTAATACCTGGCCCATATTTCTTTTCAGCCTCTTCTAATTTGTATGGCTGATTATATCCAAATGTCTTTGGCTCCCACATATCAAACCTACAAGATCTGCCTAATACAGTTCTTACCCTACCCATCTTTTGTGCACGTGCCATGACTTGATCTGCAAGTTGTTTAACAAAAGGGACTTTGCGATGATAAGTATCTAATAATTCATTAGCCTCTTCTAATTTTATATCTAATGTATTAGCTAATTTTTGTTTACCCATACCATACATAATACCAAGATTAACTGTCTTAGCTTCCTTTCTTGATATGCTTGCCATGTCTGCAACCATTTGATGAAAGTCCACATCGTCACTTTGATACTGATCAATCATGTTACTGACCAAAGGATTTTCTTTGTTAACGACTCCACAATAATGAACCAATAACCTTGGCTCTTGGCTACTATAATCAAAGCTACCCCATTGTTCTCCATCCTCGGGTATAAATAATCCTCGAATCATTTTCTTTATCTCTGGATCTCTTGCCGGTATCTGCTGAAGATTTGGATTAGACGAACTAAATCTACCTGTTACAGTGCCACCATCATCATTACGTAGTTGATGCAATTCACAATGGATTCTGCCTTTGTAACTATGTTTAAGTATACTGTCGATAAATGTATTATGTGCTTTATCTAATTCACGAAGTCTCAAGACCTTTGCTGCAATGGGATGTGGACAGTTTTGTAACCAAGCTTTTGTAAAAGATGCTTGTTTACTTACACTCGTTTCTGAGTAATGAATTTTATGATAATCAAATACTTTTGCTACACTTGTTGCTACCCATGGTTCTACATCTATGTTGGTATCATCCTTGATTTCTTTTAGTATTGTCTTTTTCATAGCTAACAATTTATCTTTAGTTTGCTCGGCCTTATCTAAATCAACTCGTACACCTTTACTTCTCATTTCAAACACACAAGGTATAAGGTTTGTTTCTAATTCAAATATACTTGATAGTTCTTCTTTATTTATTATGGGTTCAAAATGATTCCATAATCTTAAAGTCAAAGCCGCATCTTGTTCTGCATAGGTCCCTACGAACTGTGATGGTAGTTTCCATAATTCTTTCTTAGGATCTAATCCAAAATCTTTAGCCGCTGACTTTAATACCTTTTCATCTTTACGTTCACCCAAGTAATCACGACCTAATGAATTTAGGGCATAACTAAATCTGTTTTCATTTATAAGTGGAGCAGCAATCATTGTATCTATGATCTTGCCCTTTACATCCACGTTTGCCCACTTTAACCATCCTGCATCATACATAGCATTGTGCATAATTTTGGGTATATGAGGTGTATCCATCTGTTTTCTAAGCCATGAAAATACTTTTTCTTCTGGTATATTCCCACCACCTTGGTGCCGAAAGGGATAATATCCCACGAAATCCCCCGCTGCTATAGCTACTCCCACGATAAACCCATCATTACGTGTCCATCCTGGGCCAAGTTCCAATAAGTTTGGATCACATGTCTCCAAGTCTATAGCTAT